TTCTTAGGCGACGTTTATTAACTAGTTATTTTTTACTTTGCAGGTGTTGTAGTAGTCGTTGCTGGGGTAAATGTAATAAACTTACCGGCCTTTTCGTCTGCTACTTGGAAGTCTGCACGTAGGTAAACGCTGGCCTTGTCGCCCCAGATGTCGTTATCTGTCCACTTCACAGTAACTTCATCCTTGTAGGCTTCCAGAACGAACGCCTTAACATCACCAATAAACAAGTGGGATTCTCCAGCCTTGCCCAAAACTGTATCAGGTACAACTACAACGGGAGCACCGAACAACGTCTTACCAGATGCTGATGTAATTGAGTCTTGGAATAAGTAACGGCCGTTGCCATCCTTTAACTTGTCAATTTCTGCGTATGCTGATTCAGATGCTACAATCATACGATTGTAATAAGTAAGGTCGTGGTTGTAAGCGTCTTTCAAGTCATCAGCTGTAGTAGCAGTAACTGCGGTAGCCTTTTGCAATACAGCCCCAATCTTTTCCTGTTCCGTTAAGGCACGTGCTTCATTCACATAATTGGATACGATAGAAGGAATATTAACAGCACCGTCACTAATAAGTTCATATGAAACAGGGAGGACACCGGCTAGGGTTTCAACTGAGTAATCAACTTCCTTAATTCCAAATGAGGCAAGGTCTGGGTTCTGAGCAAGTTCAGCTTTAGTTACTAAACGTGCAGTAGCTTTTTGAAGAATAGGTAAATCACCTTTAGGAGCCTTAACAGATTGACGGTTAGCATACTGTGCTAGGTTAGCTGGGTCGTTAGGTTGTTCTTGCAAGTTAAGGATTTGTGTTGGGATTACGGCTTCATTACCTACTGTGGTAACGCCGTCACGCTTTTCACCCTTACTCTTTAAATAGTCCACAAACGAACGTACTTCTTGTTTTTCTTTTTGATTTTCTGGTGTAATATCCTTAGGCATTGCACGGGTTCCTTCTTTCTTATCTGTTGGTTGTTGTTGTTGTGGTGCTGTAGCTGGTGTTGCTGATGATGATGGGGCTGGCTTTTCAGCTGGCTTAGCGGGTTCAGTAGCTGGGGCTGGTTCATCCGACTTAGCTGGCTTAGTTGGTTCCTCTGCCGTTTTATCTGTGGCATCATCTTGGATTTCTGGGGTGTCGTCATCCCGTTGTTCTGCATCATCTGAAGCTGGTGCATCTGATTGCTTAGCGTCACTGCCTGAATCAGCTGGCTTAGTTAATGAGTCAACTTTTTCAGAGAGTGCTTTAACCAGTTCTGCTAAGGCTTGTGTGTCTGTGCCTTGAGCTGGCTTAGCTTGTGGTGCTTGTTGTGTATCTTCTGGTTGGTTTGCCATTCTCTTTTGTTCTCCTTTTAAGAATTTTTGATAATCACGCTCAATTTGTACTGAGGTTTCTGTGTACGCCGGGAGCGGTGTTAAGCTAATTTCTGAAATAGCTTTAATCTGCGTAATGATGTGCACGGTATTACCTGCGTCATCTGTTACCCATTGGTCACCGCCAACGTCTGGGAGCTGAAAGCCAAAGCTACAGCCCTTCACGTTTCCCGCCTCAATGTCTGCGTAAACGTCATTAGCTAGCTGTGTGTTGGTCAAAGTTGCACGAAAAAACAGCCCTTTCTTATCGAGGGCTGTTTCTAGGGTTCCTGAGTCTGCACGGGCTAGAATGTTGTTGTATTCATGGCCGTATAATAAAAGCACCTGGCTGAGGTCTACCCCATCAAGTGCTTCTGGCTGAATATACTCAATGAATGGCATCGGCTTAGACGGTTCATTAAAAGTTAAAGCGTAGCCACTAATTTGCTTAGCGCCATCATCAAGGCTTCTAACCTGCAATGAGTCACTATTGAGTGTTCTAATATTAATTTGTTTGTCCATCTTCTGGTGGTTCACCCCCTTGTAGTTGTTGTGGTACAGGTTGCTGTGGTTGTTGCGTTGGTGCTTCTACAGGATTCAATTCAGGAAAAGCACCCCGGCTAGCTAGAATTTTCTGCGCCTGTCCCGGGGTCATTAAACTAGCCAGGTCCTTAATGTTGCTAATTAATTGCTGGTGGTTCAGGTCTGTAATATCGCTTGTATCAATATGAATAGGAGCACCTAATTTCATACTTAGTTCAGAAAGTAAGGGACTAATGTAAGCAGTTAATGAGTTTGCATAGAAGTCCTGTAAGTCTGTAGCAGAGCTTTGTTGGTCACCTTGTCCATTCAAGTAGTTAAGCGGTAATACAAAGGCTTTAGCGATTTGTGTTTGACTAAAATTAACAGAACTAATTAAGTTGGCTGTATCAGGATTCAACTGTAGAGTGTTAACAGTCGCTGATTGATCTAAGACCATTGCACGCCCTGCATTGTCCCCACCGTTAGCCTGTTCAAATTGATCCCTAATGTTGTTCTTTGCTTCTGCGTCTAATGCACCTTGTGGCACGTTAATTACAAAGCTAGGCATAATAGCATGTTGTAATGCACTACTTGCTAACTTGTTAGAGTAGTTTTGGATCCCAATTTCTTCACTTAATGAATCCAGTGGTGAGGTGCCTACAAATTGGGTTGCTGATTGACCTGATACAAAGCAACGCAAATGGATCATATCTGTTGAAGGGAATACTTTTGTACCCCTGTTATCATCAAAGTTCACTGTATAAGTTGTTGCTGTACTGTTGTCGTTTAATTCAATTTGAACCCAGTCAAAAGGGATTGATTCAAGTCCGGTAATATTGCCCTTAGTCCTATGGATAAGAATGTATGCATTCCCCGTCAACATCATTTGAGCTATCGAACTTTGAAAGAAAGAATATGAATTAATTAATGGTGTTGGGTTGTTCAAAACCTGCAACACTGCATCATTAGGACTCTTAAACGTTGCGCTGGCTATATCTGAGCTAACACGAAAAATTACACTGAACACATCAGAGTTTCTTAATGCTGAATCTGCATTAACAGTATTAGGTTGCAGTGTCTTACCATTAATAAAGAGAAATGGTGAGCCAGTGTTAAGAGTTCGTGACCGTTTAAAGAGTTTCAATTAATCACCTCCATTTATGTTTATTAAGTAGCTTGATATTAGTAATCCGATTCCTAGGACTATGAAGCCTGCAATAGGGGCAAACAAAAAGCCAGCTACCACGAATGATAGCCAGCCTAGTGCCCAAAGGATTAAACTTAGATTTTTAATTAATATGGTTAATAGTTTACTTGCATTCATTATTTACCCTTTCACTTCTTTAACTGATCCGCGTGACACTTTTTGCTAAAATGTAAAGTCATTATGGAAGTAATCATTGATCTGGTCGTTATTCATGCCATGGAATACATCGTTCTTATCAACCTTTTCATTAGTCCACGGGGTGAAATGTAACATTCCTTGATACATGGCATCTATAAGAGCATCAACAGCATCAATCTTCAAGTTAGATCTGTTTTTATCAATCAGTAACTGATTATCTTTATCCGTTAACACTGCATTAGATAGGCAAGCCTTCAATACACGGTCATCAGGGATAATAATATTGCCTTCTGTAAATTGATCCTGTACAAACTTAGTTGGTTCACTAAGGCTTCTAGCACCTTGCCTAATTGGGAATAGGTTCCAGTCTTCCAGTTCATCTAAGGAACGGATAAATGAGCCAGTGCCCCACGCGTCATAGCCAATAGCCTGCACGTTTAAATTGTGGTCTTTCACAAAATTCAACATCCAGTGATAAACTTCATCTTGATCTACGTTGCCAAAACGATTTTTTGTAATTGTGGCAAAGCCTTCTGTTTCAGCTCGTTCATAGTTAATAGAATCAGCTTTCATTTTGGCGTTAATTCCACCAGCCACCCGTGTTGGGATCCATGAATGTTGGTATACATAGTATTTATTCTTAGTGCCTTCAATGTAAGGAAAAACGAACACTAATGAAGTGTCATCATTACTTAAACTAGCGTCATAACCTATGTAAACGTCCCTATTATCAAAGTTAAATGGTTCATTACTGATTGACTTGTTGAGTAAGTCCAGTGGGATATAGGCATTCTTTTGGGCGTTTTGCCATCTGTTCATTTGGTAAACAAGGAACTTAGGTAAGTCCCCGTTGGCTTCAAATTCTGCGCGTTTCTTAGGTAATGTGTTAGCAAGCACCTTAGCCCTAGAAGGAACTTCATACAGTGGGTTACTCTTCATGTAGGTTTCTGGTTGATATGCTTCTTTATCAGAATCTTGTTCCCAGCACAGGAATAAAATTGTATCGTCAAGCGTTCCATTCTTTAGCTTCTCTGAATAGTTAGTGTAGTCCTCAGCCATTGGGCAATGAACGTTAACACCACTAGTTGAGATATAAATGAAGCGGGCATTAGCATTCATAATATTCCCACTAGTAAGGGAGTCTACAAAGCTACGATCTGTAAACGTATGAAATTCGTCTAGTATAATTAAACTCGGATGGTAGCTATTACCTCCACCTTTTGATTCAGCGCTAAGTTTAACCAGTCTTGTGTTCTGTGAACTGATTCGCATTTCTTGACTGTTGTCGTCAATCCCTTTAGCCAATGTAGCAAAGTAAGGTGTCTTTTTAAGGGCGTTCCATGCCTTTCTAATGTAGCTGTAAAGTTGATCCGTTTGAGAAACTGATAAGGAAGCTACAATAATCTGGCGTGTATTCTTAGGTTGCCCCATCAGAAACTCTCTGAGTGCAACCCATGAAGCTATATCCGTTTTCCCGTTGGCTCTAGCCATGCTAATAGAATTAGTCTTAAACCGTGAGCCATTAATTGTAGGATCACCCCAGCCATTCATTTCAGATAAGACAAACTTTTGAAAGCCTGCCAATGGTCTGTACTTGCCTGTGTTGATGTCTGGGATTAGTTCAGCAAACTTAATCATGCCTTTAGCTCGTTCTGCATCATACTTGTATACAAAGCTATCATCTGTTGTAATTCGTTTCAGATCTTTCAAGTGTCGCAAACAAGCATATTGAATTAACTCACCTGATACAATTCTGCCTTCCAAAACGTCCAAACAATACTTCATAGCGTCATCATCATACTGGGCAATTTCTCTGGTGTAATCTTCTTTATTAAATTCAATCATATTCCAAACGCTTCCTGCATCTGTTCTAGTGTCATGCCTGTGTTAGTGGGTTCTACGTTGAACAATTGAGCACGGGAAGCTGGTGTAAGTCCTAATTCAGATGCCAGTGATTTTATATTCTTACTTGCGTTCATTAAAATATCTGTATTAGGGTTTTTCCTAATTTGTCCTGATTCAGTTATGTAGGTTTGCCCGTTCTCTTCTATGTCTGCATAGGCATTCTGTAATAGCTCGTAGTTAACGCATAAGGAAGCTACAATATTAATATCAACATCCTTTACAAATTGCTGTGCTTGTAACTTAGGTGCTAATTGTTCATACATATACTTAGCTTTACCCTTTAAAAACTTTGGTGCTGTTAACTGTAGTGCATCCATGTCCTGCGTGTTCTCTATTAAGTTCTCTGTCGCTTCCCGTTGGTCTTTACGATCACTTTTATCTGTGGTCAATTTTGGCTTCCGTCCCAACATATACCCCCACCTTTCTTAGTAGTCTTATAAACGTTGGTCTAATAGCATTCCTAACACAACTCCCCCTGTTCAACATGTACCCTTTAGAGCAGTTCAACCCTTGACGCTGTAGGCTTTGGGTGTCCAACTTTAAACTTTCATAAATACAATTTTTTCGCGTCGTGTCATCTGTGTGTGTTGCTCCTCTTTGAACGGGTACGGGGGGGCTATAAAAATTATTTCTGTCACATTTATTAAACAGATTTTAAAATTCTGTCTGTTTTCTATTGCTGTGTTAGGTTGTATTATTGACCCTTTCACTTCTTTATCATAGTTGCGTGACACTTTTTCTTATGTACATAAAAAGACACCTCGTTAAAGGTGCCCCTAATAGCGTTATGTGGCTGTTCTATGGTCTATGTGAGTGTTCTATGTGTTGTTACTTGCTTCTATGTCCTGTCTTGCTTAGGTTAGGTCAATGTGTAACCAGTCATCTACTGCTTTGCCTACATGTTTCGTATGTCCTAGGATGCCACGGTAAGTAAAGGTGTCTCTAGTCACATACTTGAACTCATACTTATAACCAGCTTTATCTAACTTACTTCCTAATAGTTTGTGTTGTGCATCTGTTAATTCATAGGCGTTTAATAAGATGGATGTAG